ATCGTTACACTCACGAACCCAACGCTAAGCGTATTGTTTCTGCTGAAATCGTATGACAACGAAACAACTATTCAAACTTGCTAAGTTGCAAGGTTGGACAAAGAAACGCAACGGTGGATCACACTATGTCTTCACAAAACATGAGCACAGCATCACAATCCCCTATCACGTTAAAAATGACTTCACAGGCAAACTCATCGCAAAACAACTACAGCGAGTTTAAGATTATCAAACTTAAAGCACAGAAACCTCGCAAGGCACAGTTACACTTTACGAAGGGTCACTAATTAACACTGAGGGGCAGTTAATTTGCCCCTTATTTGTTATATTGGCGCGGCCGGGCGATTACGGGTCCCATCTAGCACTTTCTAACCTACAAAAGTATCCAGACGAGCGATAAATATCTTAACGGGTCCCCCAGTACAAAAAAATTCGCCCAGAAAAAATTGCCCCCAGGAAGTTGAATGGCTGCATTATTACCAGATGGAATTACAGTAGGACCATATCCACTACCAGCGACTGCGTTGAAGCTTGCAGAACTGGCAAGTGCAGGAGATTTTCTGATTAATGCCATACCTGCAGGATTCTACGAGTTCAAACCGGTAGTACCTGATGGAGCAAACTTTTTAAAAACTTTAATCAAAGCATTATTTCCAAATAATTTAATTGAGAAAGAACCCAAATATATTAGTCCTTACGATAGTTGGATACTTCCAGTTACTGCGGTGCCAACGTTTTTAAATGAGAAGATACTAGGAATGGATATTGATGGTCCATTTGCCTGTATGTTAGAGACACCTGGACCAATATTAGAGCTTCCGAATGCTGTTCGAAGTTTAGATAGAACTGTAAGGATTGGTTTAAGTCCTTATTGGTCTCCTCAATTATTTTTCGAGCCTTTTGTGGGCGACATTGATGCTTTAGCGCAACCGAGACTACAGTTTGCAAATTATGCTGGTGCCACGACAGCTCCTGGTGTTTATAGCGGTGGAATAGGATCCGTGCAACCTGATGGATATCCTAGTTATACTGTTACTCTTGGTGGATATTATACCGAACGCAATTGGACTGATCGATATTATATTACTCAAGAGTATGATTGTTTTGCGAAGTATGATATTAATGGAAGATTTACGAAGCCGTTCAATCGTGGAAAGCCATTAGACCGAAGTGAATTACCATTAGATCCTAACAGTATTAAAGATTATCAAGCAAGTAGAGTTACACCTTTCACCTTTTTTGCGACGAATCCGATAACACAAAAATGTGTGGAAGATGTAATGCCAAGTTATTTAAGATGTGCCGAAAAGTTATTAACTTATAAGCACACTGAGATTAGATCAATGAGATTTTATTTCAGGGGTATTATTGATAGTATAGTATATTTACCTTATTCTTTTCCAGGTCCTCCACCACCTGCAATATTTTTAAGAACTCCATTTATTGCACATATGAGTGTGGATACAAATCATGATCTTACAAGTGTAGCACGAATTTTATGTGCTGCAAAGATGTGTAATGGTCCTTGTAGATCTGAAGCAGTATATAATGAAGATTTAGGTGCTGTGCCGAGAACTGTAGGTCCGGACACATTAGAGACAGCATGTTACACTACATTAAGTGATTATGAGAGAGTAAATTCGGAATTACAAACTGAATTTGATGAATATATAACTAGTAATACACAAGGCGACACCAGCGAATTGGAGGAAATAGAGGAATGAGCGTATTTCCGGCATTATACACTCCTGCTGACGTTACGAGTGGTCATGGGTGCTTTCCTCCTGTAGGGTACTTACCGCCTCCCATAGGTGCCTCTAGTAACGTTTTCATTCACTTGGCACCGGTACATCGAGTTGGAGATTTAACAATTCCTCATTTATGTTCTGGACCTGATATTCATCCTGATGTAATTGCGACTGGATTTCCTACTGTGTTAGTAAATACAAGACCTGTTGCGTTATTTGGTGCGAGTATTTTAGCACCTGCAGGAATTGTAGCAGGATTAAGTGCAATTAATGTTTATGTTGGATCTGCTTTGGTAAATGGTGGAGTATCGTCTAGAGTTGATACTGTAGTCAAATCTACGACAGATGCAGTCATTAACAATGTACCACCAATAACGATTGCTTAATAAATAAATCATAGAGTATTTCTAAACAATGAATAATCATAAAATTACCTATAAAACAAAAGATGGTACGTTGAAAGAACAATTGTTCGATGATTTTAATGAGTTTGCAGATGCAATTGAAAATGCTGCTGGAGATTTTTACAACACAGGTATGATGCCTGAAATGGATATTGAAACACGTTATGGAAACATCACAAGAAAAGAATCAGTTACAGGAAATAATCCAACGCCTGAATTCCTTGGAGAATAGACTGGAACTGGTTGAAAAGAAAATTTCTAAAGTTTTGTACAAGCGCCCTGGAAGCAGCGAATATGAAACTTTGGCACAGACACTCGATTATCTGCACAATGCCCTTGACAAGGGCAGGCAGGGGTGTTAGAATGAACATGTAAATTGAGAGGCACTATGGCAAAACGTCCATCATTCACTGGAGCACAGACTATTGAGTCGAAACCGAAAAAGACTCGACAGGGATGTGGTCAGAATACTAAATTGTCTGCTACCAGTCGAAACAAAGCAAAGAAGCGTTATCGCGGACAGGGTAAATAAATATTATTGAGATAGCAACCTCCTTAAAAGTTCTACTGATGTAGTTCTTTAAGGAGGTTTTTTTATGCAACCCGATAGAGACGTAAAGTATATGATTGAAAATTGGGGGACTAATCGGTTAATTACCGATTATGTGCCAGAAACTGAACAAAAAAAGAGAAACGATCCACCTGGGGATAGATTATCAAGACCATGTGGCGGCAAGAATGGGTTTGACGATTATGTGGAGAGGTGGAACTAGGCACATAAATAACAAAGAAGTTATACCCTATTCTTGTGCCATCTTTTCAGACATTTAAAGATCTGAGTATTACGTTTAAACCGCATCCCGTAACTGAGGATGTTCTGGTTAAAAAGGACGCTGCTGCAATTCGACAGTCTGTGTCTAATTTACTATACACAAGAAAAACTGAAAGACCTTTTGATTATAACATTGGCACAAATTTATATAATTTGTTATTTGAACCGTTGAATTCTATTACTGCTGGTTTGATTGCTACAGAAATTAGAACAGTAATAACACAGTATGAACCTAGAATTGTCATCGATAATATAGAAGTATCCACCAATTTTTCTGATAATGGATTTGATGTATTATTATCTTATATCATAGTAGGTAGAGATGATGATTTAATCGATTTAAATTTATTCTTAGAGAGACTATAAAGTGCCATATTCACAGCTCAACAATCTAGACTACTTAGAAATCAAAGAGAATCTCAAAACCTATTTGAGAACTCAAACAGATTTTACTGACTACGATTTTGAGGGATCTGCTCTAAGCAATATTCTAGATGTTTTATCATACAACACATATTACACAGCATTTAATACTAATTTAATTGCTAACGAATTTTTTATTGAATCTGCTTCTATTCGTGATAATGTTGTTAGGATTGCAAAGCAACTTGGATATAGACCAAGATCAAAAGTTGCTCCGTCAGCAAAAGTAGATTTTGTTGCAAATATTACTGATTTAGTTACACCTTCTTCATACACATTAAGAAAAGGAACTGGATTTGTAACCAATTTCGAGAATTCACTTTATAATTACGTTGTAATTGATGATGTTACTACCAATGTGTCAAATGGGGTAGCAGAATTTACTGATGTTGAGATATACGAAGGATCTTTAGTAACAGAATATTTTACATATACAGAACAAAAAAGTAACCGAATTATTCTATCAAACGCAGACATTGACGTTTCCACTATTCGAGTTAATGTTCGTCAGTCAAAAAATTCAACTGCAAAGACACCATACAATCCAAAAGAAAATATACTTGATGTTAAATCTACAGATCAAGTATATTTTGTAGAAGAAGTTGATGATGAAAGATATGAAATTATTTTTGGTGATGGAGTTTTTGGATCAAAATTAGAAGCTGGTAATTATATTGAGGTAAGTTACTTAGTTACCAACGGGCCCGTTACAAATGGCGTCAAAAACTTTAGATTTAATGGAGTTTTATCCGATAGTGATAACATTCAATATACCACAACAGTTTCTGTCACTAACGTCATTGAACCGTCCGATGGTGGTGCAGATATTGAAAGTATTAACGAAATAAAATTTATTGCACCCAAATATTTTAGCACACAAGATCGTGCAGTGACTGCTAATGATTTCAAACCAATTATTAGTAAAATTTATCCCAATGTTTCTGATATCATCGTATATGGTGGAGAAGATGAAAATCCCCCTGAATATGGTGTGGTTAAAATTATTATAAAACCAAAAGCAGGATCAAAACTTACAAATTTTACAAAAAAACAAATTACTGATGAATTGAAGCAATACATGGTTGCTTCAGTCACACCTGTAATTATAGATCCATCAATACTGTATGTTGAGATAACATCAAGAATCAATTACAAAAAAATTCTCACAAATTTAACATCTAAAGATATAAAAACAAAAGTTATTGATAATATTAATTTATACCTCAATCAGTCAGATACAGAAAAATTTTCTGGTAAGTTAAGATATAGTAAAATTAATAGTGTGATTGATCAGTCTGATGAATCGATTCAGTCTAATCTTACTAGTTTTACAATGAGAAAAGATTTCAGTCCAATATTAAATACTAAGACATATTATGAAATCTGTTTTCAGAATGAATTTGATAAAGATTGTGAAGGTGCAACTGTTAGTAGCACTGGATTTACAGTTTTTGAGTATCCTTTATTCACAGTGTATCTGAAGGACATCGATGGTAAAATGGTCCTATATAGGATAGGTAGTGATGGCAATCATATTATCTTAAATAATGATGTTGGTGTAGTAAATTACGGAACGGGAGAAATTAAAATATACGATTTAATTGTCCTAAAAGGAACTTTATTAAACAATACGATACAGATTAGATCTATCCCACATAAGAAAGACATTTTTGCTACTAGAGAGCAATACTTAGATGTCGATATCGACAACAGTAAATTTATCGCAGAAGTAGAATAAGTAAATGGCGATCAAGTTATCAAACTTAGTATCAAAACAACTTCCTGAGTTTATTACAACTCAGTATGATACTTTTGCACTTTTTCTTGAAAAGTATTACGAAAGTTTAGAGATCGCTGGCCAACCTCTAGACATTTTATTTAATTTAACCAATTATTACGATATCAACTTCTACGAGAAGTATCTCCTAGAGAGTGGGTCTGCTCTTGTTGGAAATTTATCCACAACATCAGATGAAATTACATTAGAGAATGCTGGGTCTTTTCCTGATGAGTATGGATATGTAAAAATTGGTCAAGAACTTTGTTTTTACGAAACAAAAGAAGGTAATATCCTCAAAGGTGTAAAAAGAGGAGTTAGTGGAACTACAAAGTTAGGTGATCTATACAATAAATCCCAATTCGAATCAACTCAAGCGGCAAATCATTTTGCTGGAGATAAAGTTGCTAACATAAGCAATCTCTTTCTATTTGCTATTGTAAAAAGTTTTGAGCGTCAGTATCTTGCATCCTTCCCAGAAAAATATCTGAAAGAAGGTGTTGATAAGAGAACTCTGATTAAAAACATCACAGATTTCTATAAAGCAAAGGGATCTGAAAAATCAATCCAATTTATTTTCAATTCATTAGTATCAGAAAATCCAAGAGAAGAAGTATTTGTAAAGCGTCCCGCAGATCAGACTTTAAAATCTTCAGTTTCAGATTGGATTAGCAATTATACAGTAAGCATAAAAGTTATTTCTGGAAATCCACTCAACCTTATTGGACAAGAGATTATTCAGCAATCACCTTATGCTTCATTTGTTGTGGATAATGTAGTATCTACTCCAGAAAACGTTATATTGCTGGTGGATAAAACATCAGTAAATGGAGAGTTTTCAAATTTTGCATTTACTACATTAGTAAAACCAATTACTTCTTCCACTGGTCAGAATCTAAACCTGGAAGTCGTATCCACCAAAGGATGGAAGAATTCAAATAGTAAGTTATATATTGGTTCTGAAGAATTTACAATTTCAGAAAGAAACATCAACCAATTCAAAACTTCGTCTAGATCTGGATCTAATACCTATCCAGTGGGCACAGAAGTTTATTCAAAAGCACCATTGTATGTAAATGGTGTCAAATTTTTTGTTTCTGGTAATGTATATAATCTAGAATCATCTTCGAAGCAACCATATGCGCTGCCAAACACTAAAATTGTAAATTCTACTCAAAGATCGAGTAAGAACCCTATAGTTTATGATTTTACCAAATCTGACTATAGATGGATAAAGAATAATGACAGAGAGCGCCCAAGCGTTTATTTTTCTAACACATCTTTACAAAACAAACTTTCTAAAGTAAATGCAGACGTTTCTGCAATTTTGGAAGATTCCAGTTATTTTTATATCTGTTCATCTGGATATCCATCAACTAGTATTTTAACTGCCGATGATACCGGTAGCATTGGTGATAACAACTACCTGAAACTTATTAGAAAAAATCCTGTCGCAACTACAGAAAGATATTCTACTGGGTCTTATGATGTTGGTATTCTTCTAGATGGAACTCTTGCTTATAGTAAGATAAGCAATTCATTTGTTAAGTATGGTAAAATTGAAACTGTAACTATTACTAATAAAGGTTCTGGATATAAAGCACCTCCAGTTGTATTGGTAAATGGTGCAAAACAAAAGGCAAAGGCCATATTGTCTGGTGGGGTAATATCAGACATTGAGATTGTTACAACACAAACATACAGAAGAACTCCATCTATAGAAATCACCTCAGGAAGAAATGCTAAGATTAATGCTGTAGTTACTTCAGGTGAAATAACAAGTCTTGTAATCGAAAACCCTGGAGAATTTTATGTATCCCCCCCAACATTACAAATCATTGATTTAAATGGAAAGGGAAGATTTGCTGAGTATAGAACTGTAGTTTCTTCTAATGGACAGATTGTTGGCGCAGAAAAGATTAACGGTGGAAGAAATTACGGGTCTAACGTAATTATTAATGTTATCCCTCAAGGTAAAGGCGCAACAGCACAAGTTGAAATTAAGAAATGGTATAAAAATAGATACCAAGAAATTGATTACCTCGACGAAAGTAATGGTGGTTTAGTAGAAAAGAAATTTGACACTAAGAAAACATATGCAGTACTTGCAAATCCAAGAAGATTAAGATTAAAACTTAATGATAATATTGACAATCAACTTGAAGAGAATTTAACAGGACATTCGAAGATTATAGGATATGCATATGACGGCAATCCTATCTACGGTCCATATGGATATTCTGATCCTCTAGACAGTCAATCTTCGATCACACGTTTGAGAACTGGTTATTCTCTTAAAACTTCACGAGTTAATGGACCATCAGTTTCTAACTATCCATTGGGAACTTTTGATGAAGATTATGTCTGGATTCCATCTTTAGAGGTAGGAAAATTATATCTGGATAAGAATAATGGTAGATACTGCGTAACACCAGAATACCCAAATGGAGTTTATGCATATTTCGTAACTATCGATGCTTCAGGAACTCCGGAGTATCCATACTTAATCGGATCTGATTTTTATTCAATTCCTGTAGATGCGAACTACAATTCAGAGACTACTCAAAAGGATATACCTGCATCAGCAAAACTTATTGATTTTTCAGCAATTCCAGAAACCGGCAAAGAATTCTCTGCAAGTATAGAAACTGTTAGTGCAGGAAAGGTTTCTGGCGCTTACGTTGAATCTGCGGTTAGTAAGCATTCCCCATCTAATAAGATATTTGTAGATAATAAGGGATCTGGTGGTGAAGGAGTAACTGCATTTGTTGATACAGTTTTGGGTAAAGATGTAGAGTACTTGCGTTCTAGAAAAGAAGTTGCCGTTATAAAAACAACGGATAACGTTTATCTGTTTAAAGATTTTATTTTAAGGCAGCAAAATACAAATTTAGAAGGATCTATAGTAGGAAATGTATTCTTTGATTCTTTGTTAGTATTAGAGTCCGCTACTGGAGAATTTGATAAAACTGAACTATTTGATTTGATTGATCCAGATACTAATCAAACTGTAAGTATTTTAAATGTATTGCTATCTAATAAGTCATCATTTACTGCAAATACTGTTATTGAATTAACTGATGGTTTGACCAACCCAGATTCTGTAGTGGCAACCGGTCTAATTCTAGAATCAACCATTGAGCAGAACACACTTAGGATTAAAGTGATTTCTGGAGATTTCTCTCTAGGAATAGAAAGCGAAGAACTAATCTTACAAAGTAAAAATTTATCTGATACTGTTGGAACTTCAATAGTTACATATTCAAGCATAAGTGAAAATATTTCTGCATCTACAATTGATTATAATTACGCAATAGCAAAAACAACTGAAAATCACGATCTAACTATTGGCAACATTGTTAATGTAACCATTAATCCAGATGATACAAGTTCCAACAAGATTTACTACGTTAGAAAGAGACTATATCAAGACATCGAATTAAGAGACAGAATTTTAAATTCGATCCTGGTAGATTCTGGAATTGGTAGTGTTTCTGTGTTGGAGAGTGGATTTTACACAGGAACTACTGGAGGATCATATGATCTAACTTTAGAAAATGCTACACTTACAGTAACAATCAGCGAAAGTGGATATGTTACTCAGATTGATGTTGCAGATAAAGGAGCGGGGTTTGATGAAGATACAATATTCCAACTTGACTCCAGTGAGTTTTTAACTGAGTATGGAATAACTCAAGTAAAGCCCGCCATTTTCAGAATAAACCACGTTGGTTTATCATCTACTGATACCAAGATGGTTTTATCTCAGGTAGGAAATCTATCAGAAAATGACCAACTTTTAATTGATAATGAAGTTGTTACGGTAACTTCTGTTGATTATTCAACTAAAACTGTCTTTATTCAAAGAGGACAGGAAGGAACTCAAGCAGCAAAACACTTTAATAGAGCCCAAGTAACATTTTACAACTTCAAGTATAGATTTACAAACGGTTCATACATTCCAGAATTGGGAACTGGACCATTTAGTCCAAAGGTGTTTTCGTATAATGAAGATACAAATATTTTAACTTTATCATATGAGTATCTAGTTGAACCAAGTCAAACTTCTACAATAACAGTATCCAATTTCATTAGAGACGAAAGTGTAGATAGAAAAGATGTTCTAATTTCCACCGTAGGTGAGAAACAGTTTAAATTAGAATTTTCTGAAGATAACGAGTTGAATTTTGTAATCAACCCAGATATTGATGTTCAGTTGTACTACAATTATACTTTTGATACTTCACATCCAAGTATGGTTAATACATATTTGGATTTCTCTCCAAGTATTAACTATAACCTTGTTACTACAGAAAAAGTTGTTGGACCGGAAGAACCCGGATCCGGTCTTCCAGGTAGCTATGTTTCATTGAAATTAGGTTTTGGTGATCCACTTCCATCAAATGATTATCAAGAAACTCAAAAACTAAGATTCTCGAATTATTATTACTTCATCAAAGCATCTAATGTATTTACGGACTCCGGTAAGCTTCAAGTAATTGACGATCCTCTTTCAGGAAGCAGGGAGATTTCTTACGTTACAAATAATAAATTTGTTTATCCAGTAGAATCCCTCGCCCAGCAAAATGGAACTGGTGCAATTACTTACACAACAGACTCATCTGATGCAGTAGGTTTAATCAATACTATCCGAATTGAAAATAAAGGAAATTCATATACAGATCTTCCCGTTGTTGTTGGTGTCCAGTCTCCTAAAACAATCGTTCCTAATTTAATTCCAAAGTTAAATCTTCAAGGTGGAATAGAATCGATTGAGGTTATAGGAGAAAGTGGGGTATTTGTAGATCCAGAAATTATAGTTGAGGGTAATGGAAATAGTCCGGTCCTCCAAATTAATTTAATTGATAATAAAATTAATGCAATCAATGTAATTAATCCCGGTTCTGGATATACAAAAGTTCCATCTCTGACACTTATAGAAAAATCCAATAAAATTTATTTCGAATCCAATACTATTGGTATTCCGAAGAATATTAAAATTAGTAATTCTGGAGGTCTATTCACTCAGAATTCATCAACAATTCCAGAGTTTTCTACGGTGTATTCTATTGTACTAAAAAATGTAGTAGAATCTAAATTTGCATCAGGTGTATTACTTAGACAGTTTGATGAAAATGGTAATGTAACCTTTACTGGTAGGGTCGTTAAAACCATACGAAAGGATTCCAATATTGTAAGAGTAGAAAAATTATCTGGAGAATTACAGAAAAAATACCAAATTGGTGGATCTGATATCATATCTTTCTTCAATACAAATTACGAACCAGAGTTAAGAACATTCTATGATCGCGTGGGATATTTTGACTCCCAGCGTGGTATTTTAAGTTCTAGTGAAAGTAAATTAACCGATTCATATTTTTACCAAGACTATTCTTATGTAATTAGATCATCAACTCCAATAGAACTCTGGAGAGATCTAATTCTTGATGTTGTCCATCCAGCTGGATTTAAATTATTTGCTGAGGTTGCAATTGATGTAGATAAGATTGATGTTATTCAACCAGTAACAACTAGAGAAACTCCAGTAAATATCACAATCAATTCGGTTGGAATTTCCAATGCATTTACTACAACTTCTAGGTATCAAATTACTGAGTTAGTAGAATCTGTAAAATCCGCTGATGATGTAAGAGGAGTTGGTAGATTATCTCTAGATGAAAATAATTTACTGGAAACATCAGCACTGGATGTTTATCTCTCACCAAGTTTTGATGGGTACATTGACACAGATACTTCACTCACGTTTGGAACAAAGACTTTTACTATATTAGATAAAAAATCTAACAATCCAGTAACACCATATAATCAGAATGCTATTGTTGTTAGTCTTTCCGGGGTTATCCAGGAACCAGGTGTTTCATATACTGTAAGTGGAAATCAAATTACCTTCAGTAGTGCTCCTCTTGGTCCAAGGGTATCAGAAGGACAAAACTTAGACGCTGATGTATTTTTAGGTAAAGTATTTAATTATACAGATTCCACAAAAAATCAGCAATACTTTAAGAAAGTAAAGAACATATTCCAGAGAAATGGTATATGGTTAGATGCAGCAAATCAAATAAGATCTAACAGAAACTTTATTGTTCAGGAAACTATTGGTTATGTAA